CCTAAGCCTTTAACTACGTCTGAGATTGCCTGATATCCGACAGTAACACCCGTGATAACGGCCACTATCCACACAGCTATATTACGGATTGTCGACCACAACCAGCGCATACGTCTCTCGCCCTCTATGATGCGACGCAACTCCGCGATTTCACCAGAAGTTAAGGCTTCCGCTACTCTGGGTTCTGTGCGTCTTTCTGGTCCATCATAGAACATGGAGGTCGCCTCTTTATTTTTAGGGGGGGTAAACCCGCGGATTATTTTCTGTACGCAGGGGGGAAATGAAGTCGGTCAACTTCGGACAGGAAGGAGTTACGGCAGTGGTCTGGGTCAAAGAAGAAAAGAGCGTCTATGACAGGACGCAGGATGCGCCCCCACATTTTGCCCGCGTACTCTGTTCTCCACGCCCGGGCAGATAGGGTTTCATCCGCGTATCCCCCCGACAGGGCGTTGAGAAGCTGGTCTACGGCGATGCTTACTTACTTTAGGTAGGCCATGTGATCTGCGGAAGCCCAGCGATCAGACTATCTACAGTAGGGGTAGGGATTGTACCTGCTTGCCAGTCCGCCAGAATCGCGTAACACGCCGCCCAGACAGCATCACGCCACGCAACACCCGCCTGACCTTCAGCCGCAAACCGTGCATTAGTAGACGCAGCATATGTGCATAGAGACATAATACCATCGTAGTTACGTTCTCTAGCTGTGTTGTCTAAATGTGCTTGCACTGCATCTGTGTAACTCTTCTGCAACTCAGCAGCCGCTGCATCGATCTCTTCCTGCGTCATATCAACAACAGTATAAGTGAGCTTCCATTCTTCGTTTATCAGAGAAGGCTTATCTGACAGAACAAGCCGTTGAGATGCATGTTCATATGGCAGTGCATCAGCAGCAACTACAGGAAGCACTCCATAAGGAGCCAGTGTCTCTGGCGTCATATTGCGGGGGAAAGAAGTGTTGGGATTATCCCTTTTTAAGTCTTCTGCGGTGTATGGGTAAGCTGCCACAGCACCGTCGACTATTTTTACATAACTCATATTAATTCCTTATGATAAGTACTTAACTATAACTACGCCGTTTCTACCGTTGTAACCTGCCCTGTTAAAGCCACTAGATATACCACCGCCGCCTCCTCCATATGGAGTTCCTACGGTATAACAGGTGTTTGTATTAACAGAGCTACAACTCTTAAAGCCACTACCTCCATGACCATAAGCAGACGCACCTCCACCTCCACCTCCGGGATAGCTATTGGAAACAGCACCGCCAGATCCACCTGAGTAACCATTTACACTTTGTCCAGCACTACCCGGAGTTGATGTAGACCCCGGGTTTAGACCTCCAGTACCACCAGCACCTCCATTAAACCCTGTAGTTATAGTTTCAGTGCCCCCGTAAGTACCGCCCGCACCACCAGCAGTATTCTTATTACCACCAGCACCGCCAGTTGTAGTTATGAATGCGCCGAATGATGAAGAACCGCCTGTGTTACCATTAGTAGCAGTTGTAGATGGGGCAGTAGCGCCTGCACCTGCCGTGACAGTTACGGAGGATGCGTTGGTGGTATTTAGTTCCATTGAATGCTCAATAACAGCACCACCGCCGCCACCCCCGCCACCACCGTAGAACCAACCATTTGAATAAGGCCCACTACCGCCACCTGCTACAACAGTAATTAAGCAGTCTCTAGCACCTTCTATAACAGAGAACGTACCGCTGCTTGTAAAGGTATGGACGGTATAATCACCCTCCGTGGTTATAGTACCGCCTGTAGCTTCGAAAGCACCACCAGCACCAGCACCACCAGCGCTTAACAACCTATTACTAATCATGCCAGAGCCTGCCCTGCCGTAAAGCCATACCACGTGCTACCGCCGTCGTGGGTGAGGAATACAAACACATCAACTGCACCACTGTCCGTAGAAAGCGTAGGGGCCGTACCCGCTGCCCAGTCCACGGTTGCTGGCCACGTGATAGTTCGTGCGGTTGCATCCTGAACAATCTTGAGTGTGAATGCGTAGGCTGTGCCGCTAGAAGGAGCGTTGCTGAATGTGAAGGTGGTGTTGGCAGTGAGAGTTTTGCTAAACACAGTACCGGTTGAACAGTCCACGGTAGATGCACCAACTGCAGCGTAGGCTTCATTAAGAGCGCCGTACAGAGTCAGACCAGCTCCGTCGGCACGCATGATTTCAGATCCGTCTACCTCAAACTGCAAAGACGACCCGGCTTTTACATTGGTAGGGTCCGCTTGAAGTATCAGGTTACCATTCGCTGTGGATGCGTCAATACGGGCTGTGGTTACCGAACCTGTACCTGCAAAATCGACACGCTGGTAGGTTTGCCCGTCGTTTTCGAGGTGCAGAAGGTCGCTTCCGTATCCGCTAATGCCTTGAACGTGAAGGGATGTAGTGGTGGGGCTGGAAGTTGCGATACCGACGGAACCAGTGCTGTTGATACGCATATGCTCTGTTGTAAGCCCAGCTGTAGTACTATCCGCAGCAGTACCGAAGGCTAGGCTATCAGCGTTGTCATACGCAATCTGAGCCACATCGGCTTTAATACCCATACGTAAGAACTGGTTGGCGTTACTATTCGCAATTACTACGGTAGACTCGCCACCTAGTACATCACCAATAATGTTTACATCGCCACCGTAGGTAGCTGGGGAAGATGTACCAACATTTACGCTACCCGCTCCAACTGCGCCGGTTGCGTCTAGCGCACCCACCGAGTACGTGGCCGTAGAGTCCAGCTTAGAGGGGGTTACGTTACTATCCGCTATCCCCGCAGAGGTGATCTGAGGACCTTCGCCTGTTGTACCGTCGTGTGAGTGGCCTGTGGAGGCGTTAAATGCCGCTACAATGGCGTCAAACTCGCCGTCGAGGTCAGACGCGTTGATGACGTTGCCGTCTGATATGTTGTTACTCGTGTCGTTTCTTACGTAGCCTGTGCCCATTTAATGTTACCTCCGACCGTATTGACCGTATTGAATGGTTAGTGTATCTAAATTGTACGGTGCAGAGTCGTCCGTACTCTCGAAGCGGAACTGCACTGTGTAGCCCGACCCCGTTAGTTGTTGAGTTATGGTGTAGCGAGTGGTCGCAGCACCGTATGTGCTGGTCCCGTAGGTTGCGGTACCGTAGTACGACGCCTCAGAACCCACGTTGTTGAAGGTTGTAGAGGGGGGCTGTACTGCACCGGCCTGTTGGAAGTCATAGATGGTAGACATGACGGCCTCGAAGTCACCCTGTTGTTTAGCGTACAGTGTACACTTGTACAGAGTCTTACGAGTCTCCGGATCAGACAATGCTAGATTGGGGGTGTCAAAGCGCGCGATGATACCCGCCCCGTCGAAAGTCCTTCCGTTTTCCATCTGATATACGTAGCCGTCATTGTTAGCGAATATAACCAACTCGCCTTCTTCCAGCAATTCTGAATGCGACACACGAGCGAATATGCCTCGTGTCTCTGCAAATGCCATGTTGTCGCCGCCTTGTTGGGAGTACTGAACGGCTATAATACCGGGGGCATTCGCGCGAGCGGTGTTGTTTTCTGAGCCGAGTACTCTGTACTGAGACTTTCCACGTATCACGAGGCTGGAAAACTGAGTGCTTAACTCCATGAAGCTCGTCATTTCAGACTGGATTACCTTAGACACGACGCCCAGACCGAAGTCATTGTTTCGTTCCGTTGCACTGAGAAGACGCAGACCATCGGGAGACAGGAACATTACGTCGCCGCCCAACTCCTGTGCCGTATCGTGATACGGGCAACCGACATCGCGGGTAACCGGCTGGCTGGTGAAATCTGAGTAGCTGTAGCCGGATATTGCGAAGATGGTACGCTTCGTCAAGACCATCAGACTTTCACGGAAAGGTACCAACCCTGTGATTTCATCACCGTATGAGGTAATCCAACCTCCGAGTGCAGCATCGTAGTTCGAGTCATCGTAGGGCACAGAGGAGATGAGAGTGTTGTCTACGGAGAAGAACAGGTGGTCCTTGAAGACTGTTACGTGTTTAGCGCCAATTAAGTCGGACGGGGCAGTCGTGATCTGTGAAAAGGTCGTACCATCGAACTTGTAGGGTTTCGAGGTCCCGTCGGTTACGATCAGGACCTTTGTCGATCCGAACAGATGCTTCGCAAACCGTACCTTACCTGTGCCCGAGAGTGTTACCCCTGCGGAACTGTAGGTCGCGTTGTCGGTAATCTGAGTCCAGCCCGAACCCGCCGATTTGTACAGATGACTGCCCACGGCAGCGTACACTTCATTCTTGTACTCATGCACTCCACGGACTTCTGCAGCAGAGCCGGTAACCTGTGCGGGGTCCCACTTAGTGTAGCCGGAGATTCTGCGATAGCCACCTTCCACGGAGGGTTCAAAGTTTCGCAACGCGGTGGCCGAACCGGGCATGGCAATACCCTGTTGGATAGGCGGCATGTTGGTAACCAGCCCACCCTTAAAATCTATGGGTAACGTAGTCCAGCGATCCATAGATTCAAACCCCCCTGAAGTATGCGGAGTCTGTGATCAGGAGGAGTCGCATCTGTTTCAGGCCCGACTCAAAGCGGTTGAAAGCCATACCCGCCTGTTCTACGTTGTCACGGAACATATAGCAGTGGTACATAGCCCCATCGATTATTACGTTACGGAATCTTTCTGGGATATTCGGGACGTCGGTAGCTTCTATCAAGTCTACAGGGTACGAGTAGTATTCGTAGTCAACCTCATACGCCTTATCTGGCATAGGAGCGAATGCGATCTCACCGTCTGGAGTCTGCGTCACGTAGGAAGGTTGTTCACCCTTGCTCGTGTCGGTTTCGTACTCTTCATCGGCAAAACGTGACAGGTACTCACTGTACGACAGTTCTTTCAGAGGACGGCCACGAGCAACGCTCAGGGACTCATCTCGACGCAGAC